CCCAGCCACAAGATGCGGTTAGAAAAGCGCAAGAACTTATTGCCAAGAAGTTGGCGCAAGAAGGTCTTGATCCAGTGGCGCTGGCCCAGCAGCAGGCACAAAGAAACCTTGCCTTGGGCGTAAAAGATGAAACCTTGGCCGACTACGCTGGTGAGTCTATGAGGCGCTTGGCCCGTGGCGCTATGGCAATTCCACAATCTGCACAAACAGAAACACGCCAGATGCTCATCGAGCGTGCCAGAGGTGCAGGCCCAAGGATTACACAAGACATCACCGACTTGACGGCAGTTGGTGCGCGTGACATTCGGGAGGTGGCTGATGAAATTATCCGTAATCGATCTTTGCTGGCTGCTCCACTGTATGAGCAAGCCAGAAGTGCGGGTCAGGTAAATTCTTTTGCCATCGACAATTTGCTGAAGAAATCAAAAGACATTCAACAGGCCATCAATGACGCAAGACGATTGCCTCAGTTTGCAGACTTGCCCGACAACGATATTGTCATGCTGGATAAAGCATACAAGTATGTTGGCGGCATTGCGAATGAAGCAAGGCAGTCGGGCAAAACAAACCGAGCAAATGATCTTGATGATTTGCGCGTCTCTTTGCTCAATGCAATCACTGAAAAAGTGCCTGTTTACGGACAGGCTGTGAGAACCTTTGCTGATGAGTCTTTGCTGAACGATGCGCTTGAGGCTGGCTCAACAAAGTTTCTGAAGAAAAAGCCAGCAGAAATTAACAGGGAACTTGCCAGATTTTCTAATGACTCAGAAAGGCAGATGTATCGCTTGGGTGCAGTTCAGTCTTTGCGTGATGACATTTATGCTACGAAAGAGACAGCAGACATTGCCAACAAGTATTTGGACTCACGCGAAATGCGTGATCGTATGCGCACCATTTTTAATTCAGAAGGAGAGTACGAATCCTTTGTGAAAAACCTTGAGCGTGAGCGTCAAATGGCAATCACTCGGTCACGCATTGAGGGTGGCTCGCCAACAGCACCAATTGGGCAGGACATTGCTGAGTTGTCTGGGCCTGCTCCATCTGAGATCATTTCCGCTGGTGGTCAATTGATGCGTGGAGATCTTATCGGTGGCGGCCTTAATCTGATGGGCCAGCTTGTCCCACGCATGCAGGGCATGAATGAGAATGTCGCAGAGCAAGTAGCACGAAGCGTTTTGAATCCTAGTTTTACGCAGCAGCAACAACTTTTGACAAGCCTGACGCCCGTCTTGGATGACTTGAGAAGGCGTGCATTGCAGCAGCAAACCCGTGCAGCAGGTGCGTCCACCAGTGCTGGTCAACTTGTCCCAGGCTTGCTGGGCGATTAAGGAACATCATGGCCCTGCTTGATGACGAAGAGTTGTTGCCATTTTTTGGCAACCCCAACATCCAGCGCCAAGGTGCAAGGGCCAGAGCCTTGGCCGCGCAGCGTGATGTCAATACCCTGCCCGACCCGCGCACCTATGCTGCCGTCTCTGGCCTGCTTGGTACTGCCCCTGACCAGATGGGTTTTAGTGTTCTGAATCCTCAGTATGAGTCGATCATGCAGACCGCCAGACCGGCCTTTTATACCGGAACGGCCTTGGGTGTTGCTCCATTGGCAAAGGTATTCCAAGCCCCAGCAATGGCACTTGGCCGTGCTGGTGAACGCATGGCCGAAAGGGTTGTGCCTCAGATCATGCAGCGTGGCGGCTTGCCGGCTGAGTTGTTGCAGGGCATGGCGCAGGGCAGCCGGTCAAATGTCTATTTGCCAACAACGCCAAAGAATCCCAATCCCTTAGTCGGTACAAGATACCAGACAGAGCAGTTGCCAGGCATTGTCCCAAGACGGCCAGTTAACTTTGACGAAATGCTGGGCGGCAGCATCATGACATATCCAACAGATATGCTCAGTAGAAATATGCGAGTGACCAATGTCAGTGACATCCCCCTTGGGAGCAATTCGTTTGTGACCCCTGGCGGCCTGATGTACATGATGGATGAAGGCAATATCGCCAACAGAATTGGCTATGCATCCAACCAAGCTGCTGCAACTGCACAGAACAATCGAGCATTAAAAGCGGTTAAAGAAAACTTAGCCCGTGGTGGTACTGGTCGAGTTTTTATGGCCCCACACACCATGCCACCTGGTGGTGAGAATTTTTCAACTGGCCCAACGATGGGTCTGTTGTCGTTGATTGATGCAACAAATCCAGACCCCAAATTGTTGGAGATGATTTCTAACCAGATGCGCGAGAAAACAGTTAAAGGCGTCAAAGGCAAATACAAAGATTTTGTCGGCCTCAATGATCCAATGGCCAGAGAGCAATTGCTTACTGGTGAGGGCTTGAAGGCTGGAAGTGCTGGTGACTTGAGAAAAATCTTTGTAGAAAAAATGGCCAATGTTGGAGCAGAAAAGGGCTTGGGCTTTAACTATCCAGATCTGCAACGGGCGATGTTTGATCCCAATGTAATGAACAAGCCAAGTTTTTTGATGGGTGATGCAATTTATGAGGCATTGCCACAATTGGGTGTTCGTCCAGGATCTCACAGCGCTTATGGTTTTGATATGCCTGGAGTATTTTTAGGCAACACCAGAGGCGCACCAGTCAGTCAATTCATGCAGCCCGTGTACAACCAGATCCTGCCAGGACAAATGAACAAGCCTGGGGCCGGTTACAAAAAATCTTCATCTGAAGATTTGTTAAACCGACTTCAACAACCTGGGAACATCCCCGCTGGAAACACATATGCCGATCCCAACCAATTGACCAGAGGCCGGCTGTCAACTGGCGGTGAGAACATCTCCATGTTTATGGATGAGGCTGAGATCAAGCGGCTTAAGAGACTTCTTGGGGAAGAGTGACCATAATTATGTAATGCTCAAGAGCGCGGATAGCCTCTTCAGCAATGGCCTGTTGCTCAGCGCCATTTAGTTTGTTTATGGCACGATCTGGCTGCACATCAATGTTGATGCCGAAGCCAGGTATCAATTGAACATCTAAAGTTATCTTCATCTCATCCCCCCAAAAAACGCCGCTGTCAGTGGGTCGATCTTGATCTTTCGATTCCTCTGACGGCGGCGTGCATTCAGAAAATCTTTATCGTCAGCGCTCATCTTGTGGCGCTTTTTGCGCATGCGCTCGGCTGCGGTGAACGACAGCGGCCTTGGCGCATCCGGCTCACTGCCCAGCGTCAGCAGGGCTGTGGTCATGTTGCCGGACTTTTCATAGCCATGCACCCGCACCACCCCAGCCTTGCGCAGTGCGCGAACATTGTCGTAAGCAGTGGCCAAGGCGCAGGGCAGACGCACAGCGATCTCGGCCACGCTCAACGGGCCAATGCTCAACAGCCGGATGATGGCGGCTCTATAGACTGGCTTTAGTCCGCGCATCTTGCGTCCTGCGGGTGTACTCACGGCGCAGCATGGCACGCACCACGAAGGCCCTTGTGTGGGCGTCTTCCGGTATCGCATGGCCATACATCTCCGGCGACAGCAGATCGTCCATGAACTCAATGGCCGCCTCAAGCGCTGGCTCAAGAACTGGCTCACTCATAGCTTGTCTGCATCTTTTCTGTATGTACGCAAATTGGCGATCAAGGACGGCAGCTTGAATGCGTCCATTGCCCCAGGTCTGCCGGTGAAGGGTTTCAGTTCAAGGGGTACATACACCCCGAGCATTTTGTTTAGGGCTGGTGGCGGTGTTGTTTTCCTCATGCTGACCACCATGCCACCAGTGCCGCAGCCAAGCCGCAGCCAATCACCAAGCACAGCAGATAGTCCAGTGCCGCATCAGCGCGGTTGCTTAATTTGTTCATGTTGTCCCCTTGAGTTAGTAGTGTGACGAAGTTTACATCAAATAAACTAATTCGCATAGTAGTCAATAAATTGGTCTGTTGTTGCTAAAATACACCTATGCAATCAGTACAAGACATCAGAGACAAGGCCAGAGAGCATGGCATCAGGATGAATGCCGTATGCCGTGAGGCTGGCATCCAGCAGCCGCAAGTGAGCCGCTGGATGTCTGGGTCTGTCAAACCCCTGTGGGATTCAGTCAACCAACTTGAGCAGGCGCTGCTCAAGCTGATTGAGCTGAAATCACCAGTCTGAGGACTCGGCGGCAGCGGCGGCTGGTGCAGCCGACTTGCCGATGCCGAAGTCATCAGCGGCAGACGGCTTAGCGCCACCCAGAGGCTGGCCCTTCTTGAGCAACAAGATGTTGTTCAGACCAAACGAAACGCCATTGTTGCCAGCTTGGCTGTAAGCGTAGGCATTCAGACTCACCCGCACATAGTCGCCAGAAACAATATCGTCAGCGCCAATCAGGTCATTGCCGTGGGCGTCAATAGCTCCAGGCTTGGCGGTGCTTTTGACATTGCAAAAGAAGTGGCCAGCGTACTCTTTGCCCAATGGACTGCCGTCTGTCTTAGTTTCAGTGTCGCCATCACGCAAGGGATTGCGGATGTTTTTCGGCACTTTGTCACCGAACTTGGCGACCAGCGCCTCTTTGGCTGCTGCCTTCAAAGCGGCCAGCGTTTCTGTGTCGGTCTTGGGAATAAGGATCTGAGTGCTGTACTCATCCTTGCCATTCATTTCGTTTTTGCGGCTCTGCAAGCCTGAGAAGTAGGAGGTGCGCACCTCGCCGGTTGTGACTCTTGTAGACATTTGATCGTTTCCTTTTGGTTGATCGTTTTCAGGTTTTCAGCCTGACCAAGGCGGTCAGACAATTGCACTTTAGCACAAATAAATGTTGCAAGTGTTTTTTCTTTGAGCCACAATCAAGATTCCATAAACCGCTGAAAACGAGGAAAACGATGAAACTGTTCCCCCACCAAGAAGAGGCCAGAGACTTTTTACTGGCCAAAAAAAGGTGTTTGCTTTGCGATCAGGCTAGGGTGGGGAAAAGTTTACCTGCCGCCGCTGCCGCATTGCAACACCTGCCGGCCATCATCGTCTGCCCAGCGGTGGTTAAAACAGTCTGGGAGGCCGCATTCAACCGGCTTGACCCATCCGTACCAGTGCGGGTTGTCAATGGGAAAAAGCAGGCAGCAGAGATTATTTGCGCCGGTGTCACCATCGTGAACTACGACATCCTGAGCAGTGTTACGGCATTTACAGGAATTAAAACTGTGGTGTTTGACGAGTTCCACCGGCTTGGAAATCCGAAGGCGATACGCACCAAGGCGGCAATGCTGATGATGAAGAAAGTGCCAAGAATTTATGCACTTTCAGGCACACCAATGAAAAACCGACCGGCAGAGCTTTGGCCAATTCTCCACGGCCTGGGCATCTATAGGGGCGGCTGGTTTGACTTTGTCTATCGGTACGCCAAGGCATGGAATCCCCCGTGGGGCGGTCTGGATGTGTCTGGTGCATCCAACATCCCTGAACTCAAGGCCATGATCAAGCCCCACCTGCTGCGGCGCAGGAAAGAAGACATCTTCATGGACTACCAGCAGCCACAGGTCAGCCTGGTGACCTTTGACCTGCCCATTGACAAGCGTGAGCAGTCCTTTGATGCCGATGCCTTGGTAGCCAATCCAAACGCCCTGATGGCCTTTGAGGGCTTGGCCGAGATTATGAAAGAGAGTGGCATGCGCAAGATCAAGGCGGCATCCGAATTCATCAGCGACCTGTTGCAATCCGGTGAGCCGGTGGTGGTGTTCGCGCACCACAAGGATGTGGTGCATGGGTTGGTCGAGGAACTCAAAGACCACAAGCCGGTGGTGGTGGTGGGCGACACGCCGAGTGCCAAGCGCACAGAGAACATTGCGGCATTCCAATCCGGCCAGACCAAGGTGATCGTGGGCAACATTGCGGCCATGTCTGAGGGGGTTGACCTGAGTGCAGCCGACACGATTGTCTTTGTCGAATGCACCTGGTCAACCTCTGCACTGGAACAAGCGTCCAGTAGGGTGGAGAACATCAATAAGTCAGGCATCAAGCCGGTGATCTACCTGCTGACTATCAGGGCATCACTCGACCACAATGTGCTGGCCAAGGTGCTAAAGAAGCAGAACATCGTGAATCAGATCATCTAAGGGTTTGTCCCTAGTTTATGCGTTACCGGAAACAGTGATAAGATAGCGCTGTCTACAACACAACGGAGCAAACGACATGACAACACGCTACACAGAGAAAACAATTCGCAGAGCTAATCAGTGGGTCAAGATTACCCGTGACAACCAGTGCAAGCGTTTTACCTTTGCTCGTGGCTACGACAGCAGCCCATCAGCACATGATGTCGAAACCTACTCATTCCGCTGGGTGCCCAACTGGACGGATGCCATTGATCGCGCCAACATGAAGATCGACACCTACGCATGACACCCACACAACGAGTCCAAGCACTGCGCCAGCGCCGAAAGGATGCTGGCTTAGTGCGGGTCGAGTACTACCTCACCAAGTCGCAGGCCGAGAAGGTCAAGGCACTCATCACCAAGTTAACCAAGGAACAACATGCAGCACACTGACCGCAAACACGCCCGACTCTCAGCATCCCGCATGGATCGGGTGATGAGCTGCCCAGGCTCTTACCGCTTGGAAAGCAAGATGCCTTTTGAGCCAGCCGGTGAGGCCGCTGCGATTGGCACGGCTATCCATGAGCTATCCGAGCGCATCCTGCGGGGCGAGGCGGTCAATCCCAAAGACCACCCAGACGATCACATCGACATGGCCAACGAGTACGCCACCTTCATCAACACGCTGGTGGAAAACCCCCGTAAGCGCATGATTGAGGTGAATGTAGACGCTGGCCTCAAGACCCTGCACCAATCCCTTGGCGGCACTGCCGATGCCGTGCTGGTGGACGGCGACCACCTCCATGTGGTCGATCTTAAGACGGGCCGAGTGCTAGTCGATGCCGAGAACAACAAGCAACTGCTGACCTACGCACTCGGCGTTATGCGCATGTTGAATGCGCCTGCATCCATCCAATGCACCATGCACATCTTCCAGCCCCGAGCCGGTCACAGCCAGTGGACAGTCTCCGGCACTGACCTGATCTCCCACGGCCACGACCTGCTGGCCGCTGCCAACCTCGCGCTGACAGATGACGCACCGACCAACCCATCCACCAGCAATTGCAAGTACTGCAAGGCCAAGCCCATCTGCCCATCCATGCGGCAGAAGGTGCAGGACAACGCACGCAAAGAGTTTGCAGATCTTGTCAAGCAGGTCGAGAAGGGCGAGGCGGTCGCAGTGCCGCCAGTCACCCCTGACATGATCGAAATGGCGCAGCTTGCAGCCATGTGGTCGGAGGCGGTGCTGGAGTCAGCAAAGCGTCAGATCACCAGCGGGTCAACCATCCAAGGCTGGACGATGCGCCCAGGGCGCAAGACCAAGTTCTGGAAGTCTGACGCCTTGGCCTACGAGGCTCTGAAGTCCTACCCGCAGGCATTCGATCTGAAGTCGCCATCGGCTATTGCGAAGCTCGACATCCAGATCAGCGAAGACCTGATCGGTGAGAAGCATGCCGCTGCATCTCTGGTTAAGGAGAAGCAGTCATGAATCGTATTGAGTTTGGCGACTGCCGCGAAACCATGCGCCAGTGGGCTGCTGCTGGCATCAAAGCGCAGACATGCGTGACCAGCCCCCCCTACTACGGGCTGCGCGACTACGGCCATGAAGGACAGATCGGCCTTGAAGAAACGCCAGAGGAATACATCAAGGCGATGGTTGAGGTGTTCCGATGCGTGTGGGATGTGCTGGAAGACGATGGGACGCTGTGGCTGAACATTGGGGACAGCTATGCCAGGCAAGGTGGGCGTGAAAGTGACCAGCCCAGGCATTGGGATGGGCGTGAAAAAACATCAGGGTCAATGCACAACACACGGATGGCGCAAGACATTGGCTTAAAACCCAAAGACCTGATCGGCATCCCTTGGATGCTGGCCTTTGCCCTCCGTGCCGATGGCTGGTATCTACGCCAAGACATCATCTGGCACAAGCCAAACCCCATGCCCGAGTCAGTGCAAGACCGATGCACCAAAGCGCATGAGTACATCTTCTTGATGAGCAAGTCGCAGAAGTATTACTACGACCATGAAGCTATCAAAGACCCTGTAAAGCAAGATTGGGGTACACGGGACAGGACTGACGGCAAATATCACAATGAAGGTAGCGGTTTGCAGCCTCACAGTGGGCTTGAAAAGTCTTACGAGATGGCAAACAAGCGCAGCGTATGGACTGTTAACACCAAGCCTTACGCTGGCGCACACTTTGCCGTTTTTCCGTCTGACCTGATTGAACCTTGCATCCTTGCTGGCGCTGCGCCTGGCCAAGTGGTGCTTGACCCGTTTATGGGCAGTGGCACAACAGCACAGGTGGCCCAAAACCTTGGGCGGCAGTACTTGGGGTGTGAACTCAATTCAGAGTACGAGGCGCTGCAAAAGAAAAGACTGAGCCAGATGTCTTTAGGTCTTGATTAAACCCAAGGACTAGAATTGCTGTCCCGCAAAGAAAAACCCCTGACAGCGTGAACTGTCAGGGGTAACTAGCCTCCAGCTAGAAGGAGAACAACTTGTCGTCAACCGCGAGATCAACAACATGAGTATTTTACCAAAAATAGACACAGAGTTTTCAAACTCTCAGGCCATTGCTGTCAAGCTGATTGAGCAGCACCCGAGTGCAGTGTTTTGCACCTTTGCCACCACTGCCGATGGCAAGAAGATCCCCTACAAGAAGTCCGGCCAAGGTGTAGCGCGTGACACTCCACCTGATCAGCTTTACAGCGCATCAGAGGTGCAAGTGATGGATGCCGCGCCAGCCGGCAGCTATCTGGGCATCGTCATGCAGACCCCATCAATGTCCAGTGGCGCATACCTTGTCTGCCTTGATGTGGACATGAAGCACTCGACAGGTGCAACCAATATCGCCATCAAGCGCATGGCGGAGTGGGTCAAGCAGCAGGATCAACTCACGGAGGTAAGCGTCTCCGGCAGAGGTCGGCATGTCTTCCTGTTCGTGGCTGATGAGGACTTGGACAAGATCAAACCAAAATACAAGTTGGGCGGCGGCCAAGAAATTGAGGTGTTCGGGCTGCCAACAAGCCCAGGCAAGTCAGTCCTGCTTTCTGGCTCAAAGCTGGTCGGCAAGCTCTCTAACGAGGTGCATGACAATCTACTGTCTTTGCTCACTATGTGGGGCGTCATTGAGCAGGACAACTCCAACCAGCCAATCGAAGTGCCACGGCCAAAGCCTGAGACGCCGGCCTACCAGCCAACCCTGTCAAGCTCCACCGATGACTACAGCAAGGCGGCCCAAGCCCTCCAGTTCATCAATCCTGACAGCGACTACACGACATGGATTGAGATCGGCCAAGCGCTGCACACGGCCTTTGGCGCTCAAGGCCACCAACTCTGGGCCAACTGGTCAAGTCAAGGCGCTAAGTACAAGTCAGAGCAGGACATCGACACGCACTGGAAATCGTTTCACCAAGGCAAGGGTGTTTCCATCGGCACGCTGTTCCACCACGCCAAACTTGGCGGCTACCTTCCACCGACCCGCGCCGAAGAGCGAAAGTCGGCGGTCGAGGATTTCTCCACCTACATCCAAGCGCAGCAGGCTCAAGTCGCCAGTGACCAGCCAACACCCCCAGACCAGCCAGCCCCTTACTGGAAAGAACTCACCCTCGACCTGACCAAGCTCTACCCTGTCGAATATTTAATAGATGGCTTTCTCGCCCACAGTTTCTCAGTCACCGCCGGCCAGCCTGGAGTCGGCAAGACCACGGCCTTAATCTCCATCTGCCTGATTGCCGCTGGATTTACTCTGTCCGATTCCCCATTGAAGACAGAATCCCGTAGAAAGATTCTTTATGTCACCGAGGATGCCAATCAAGTCCGGCAATCCCTTTATGCCTACATTAAGTATTGGAATCTCGACCCAATTGAAGTATCTAATTGGTTTATTGTCATTGAATCAAAAAGATCAAAAGTGCCAGAGATATTATTATTGGCAGAGAATGTCATCAGACATACAACTACTGAACGGCCATTCCTGATAATAGATACTTCAAATGCCACATTAGAAATAGACAATGAGAATGATAACTCTGAGGTCGGCAGTTACATGGCCGCCATCAAGCAGACTATCTACACTCAACTCTCGACCCCGATCAAGATCATCACCCACACCGCCAAGACCGCACAAACGAATGACGATAGCGCTCTGGCCCGTGGAGCCAGTGCCTTCACAGGTGATGCCACCCTGACCGCCATCCTGTTCATGGATGAGGAGAAAAACAGGTTCATGCGGCTTATCAAGACCCGATACGAGCCGATCCACAGAGAGATCAGCTTTCAGACCCACATCCACAATGAGGTGGTGGTCACCCGTCACGGCAACATGCAGGATGTCCAGTGCATCACAGTGATCCCATACCCGACATCCGAATCCAGCCGCAAGCAGGAGGCCGCACAACGCATCGAAGAAAACAAGTCACTGCGCATCATGGACAAGTGCGACACGGCTGCGGCTTTCGTTCAATCCATCATCAATGAGCATCCAGAAGGGGTGGTGATCCGGCGTGGCTCCAACGCCCCAAAGGACTGCCGAGACTACCCAAACGCCTACAAATTGGATTGGGCAGAGATCTATGCGGCAGTCCCAGGCTCATCAAAAGGCGATGTAAAACGGGCGATTGGGATTTCCATCTTCAAGAGATTTGCACCAAACACGATCAATAATTCGTGGAACATTTTGTCCCAAGGTGGTCACCATGAGGGGTGAAATCAGTCCCATTGGACAAGTCGAGGAGTCGGGGATACCTCGGAGATACCTCGGAGATCCGTATCCTCGACAAAGTGATTCGCTTGGGGATAACCATGTGGAGTTATCCACATGTTATCCACAGCCTAATCACCGATTTTTGAGGAGCTTGACAAGTCGAGGATACCGAGGATTTTTCCCATGGGGGGTATCTTCGACTTGGTATCCTCGACTAAGGAGCTTGACAGTGAAAAGTTATCC